ATGCCTTGCGCAGCAAACACATCGCCCACAGTGCCCTGACCCGCTGGAGCAGGCTGCTGCATTTGCCAATTGATAAATTCACGCTGCTCTGCTGCTGCTCTGGCGGTGTCAATGTCATTTTGACTATACCCAGGGAATGCCGCAGCCAAGTCGCCTGGAGAGTACTTCACCAGCAATGCGTCCAATGCGTCTTGGGTTTGCGGAAGTGCTGCCGCTTCTGCCTGTATTTGCGCTGCTGTTGCCATGGTTAAAGCTCCTTTGCCAGTACAGACCACTGTGGTCTGTACCCTTCATCTTGTAAAAATGTCTTTGCCCAGCCCCTGCGGCCTGCCAAAGTCACTCTGGTGCAACCCACTGACCTGCCCCAGGATTCGATCAATGGCCGCATCCTTGAAAGTTCATCTAGGTCGCCACCAGCCAAGAAGTAATGCAAATTCTTCAGCCGTGGATAGACAATGATTTCAGTCAGCACAATGGACTCGTTGGCTGGCCACACTTGCAGCCTGCTGTCCTTGACCATTTCGAGGATGTCCTCGAAATGGTGTGTGCCTCCAGAGTATTCTAATGCCGCCTCCACATGGTGGCGCAGTCTCTCCAGATGCTCCAAGTCCATCAGCGTTTACCCATCGCCACAGCCTCAAGCCTCATCACCCCCACCCGCCAGTCGGCCAGCACAGCGCCTGTGACCTTCATGCTGATCTGCCGCCCGGCAA